GGACGGAATGTGCGGGAATGGTTTACGGCCCGCAACCAGTTCGCCATAATGTTCGGCGAGCGTTTCGCCGCTTGAGTATCTGAAAACCCATGGCCCAGGTCAGATACACAGAATTTCAGACACTCCCTTACAACAACGTTCCACAGTTCATTTTTGATGGTCTACTCAAGGCTCAGTCCAAAGGAAGGTTCTTTGATACCTTCATAAGAGACAAGTTCCCGACTAGTCGATATTAACCATAACCCCGAACGGCCCCATCTGGGTATGGGTAAGCTCACCATTTATAAAGATGGTGAGTTTGTCTTCGATGGCGTACCGTTCAAAGGTGGTTACCCCCAGACGTGCCTTAAGCTCTCTGTATATTTCCGCCGTGCTGTAGCCCTCAAGGCCAATGCCTGAGGACCCCTGCCCCATGTCTTTTCGTTCTTGCATAAGATCAGGATAGTACGGGCCGCCGGTGGAGTACAGAAATATTAGTTCGCCAGGAACTTTGCCAGCGCCGCAAAAATCGCCCCCACTACACTAATTCCAGCATAAGGCTGCCACCAGTTAGGTAGTTTTTTCTCGATAAGGTCCAAGCGTCCGGAAATACCCGAAACCTTCTCACCGACCGTATTGACCGATGCCTGAACACCATCAACCCGCACGTGAAGGCTATCAATCTTCCCGTCCGTCTTTTCCTGACCTTTTTCGAGCAGACCAAGGCGATATTGGATAATGTCCATGCCGCCATTATCGCCTCCCCCACCCCTCTTTTCAACTAATCTTTCGGAAAATGCTCTGCTGCTTACAGCCTCAAGCCGGGCGCGGAGTTCTTCTGCTGCGTCACTCATGCCTCTGCCTTATCAATCATCCTGTTCGCAAAGGACAATGTATCTTCCAGAAGCCTATCAAGTTTTTCTTTTTCCGGCTTCTCTTCGCTACTTACCATTTGAGCAAGCGCAGCAACAAAAACACTCATCCTTGCAATATCAAGACGTATTTCTTTTAACTCTGAATTGGTCATGTCCACCTCATTTCCGCACTATTGCACCAGCACGTACGGATTCCCGTCAACGGAATGGCATGGGCTTTGCGGGACTCGCGGGGGTGTGGGAGGGGGATTATTTGGGTGACGATTGTATTCTAGTTGTCCAAAACAATATTACGGCAGTAGAAAGTGGTATGTCTGGCTTAGATAAGCATATCTCATGCACAGAAGATGTTATAAAATCTACGCTTTGGATTTTATCAAATTTGCTATCATCAGATTTACCGCCTAAAGCGATAACGCTTGCCATATTTAGTCCGGAAAAATAACCAATTATATTCTCCCCGACTTGGGATGTTGGAGAAAAATCCAAAGAATTAACGCTAGAGCATTTTTCAGGCAAGAAACCAAAAATCTGAGGATTAGCATGTGCCACGCTTGGGGTCATAAAAACTGCAAGGCATATAAAAATCTTCTTCTTCATTCCCCCAACACCCTCTTAATAGCAATGCGTCGTCGTTTGCCCTGCCCCTAGAGGCATTGTTGTGCAGTTAAGACTTGGCCTGACTTGATTTGTCTGTAATGAATTTTGATAGTTCCGAGCGGCGTTCTGTAATGCTTGACCCATGGCATATCTTCTATCTGCGTCTTCCTTGTATTCCCTCACTTTATTCTCATAATTCTGTTGCGCCTGTAAGGCGGCACCGAGGGCCTGTATCTGCTGCATGGCGTCCTGAGGAGCCATTCGCCCTTGATCAACCAAGCTCCAAACCTGCACTGCTTTGTCTGTTATTAAGATCGTCGGGCGAGGATTTGCTCCAAGCGCTGCATCACGCTTTAACTGCGCCGTCCCGATGCATTGAGCCCTACGAGCCATGTTCCCGCGCATAATAGGGAATTGCTGATTGCATAGAGCAACATCGGCTTCCATTCGAAGGCGCGCCTGTTTGGCCTTCCCGGCGTATGCGGGTATGGGTGCGAGCAATAAAAGTACAGCTAAAATACGCCTCATTCTTCAATAACCCTTCTAATTCGTCGCAAGCGGCTTTCGGCCTCTTCAAGTCTTGCACGATAAAACCGCGTCTGGGTTTGGAGAAGATCAATCCTGTCATTCGTAACCGGATTTTCCGTCTCTGTCAGGGTTGTGATCATCTCGCCGAGGCGTTTGTGCGCCTGATCTAATTCCCACTTTATGCCGGGTATCTGGGCTTCAAGTTCGGCAGCCTCCTCTTGGAGGAATGCTCTGCACTCATCTGACGGCAATTCAGAATGGCGGATTCGCTCGACTATTTCAGAGTTCATCGAGTGCCTATTTTTTTCAGCACTTTTCCTAATAATATCAAGCAGTTCTTCACCTAGGCGAATTGTAATTGAGGTGGGCTTTTTGTCGCTCATAATCCTTGATTGCACAGACAAAGCAAAAAAAACAGTTGCGCACTCATGTGGGTGCATATATACAGGAATTAAGCACTCATTAGAGTGCGAAAAGGAAAAGGACTCATGCAAGAAACTGGATCAATAACCATTAGAATGGAGAAGACGCTTCTTCGCTCACTGAAGGTAAGCGCCGTCATGAACGATCGTAGCGCCAACAAAGAGATCGTTAGGCTTTTGCGGAAAGCATTGGCGGAAGAAAAAGAAAGCAAATGAGCCACAAATACCCACAGATGCACATCCGAGTGCCGGAAGAAGTGAAAGCATGGCTTGAGAATAATGCCCGCGAAAATGAGCGGCCATTGAATGGCGAAGTTGTGTTTCAACTCAAACAAGCAATGGGAAAGGACAGCAAATGAGCCGAGAGCATCCCTTGGTCCGGGTAAGAGTGCCCCCGGAAGTATTGCAGGCGCTTGAAACGAGCCGCTTCATTAACCGGCGGTCTTTGACTTCGGAGATCGTTTTCGGGCTGGAGCACTATCTCAACAGCATCGAAGCAACAAAAAAGGCGTCAGGCCCAGCCGTCCAAAGCAAACCTGACGCCTCTGACAGTGAGTAAGGAATAATCACCATGCCAAATTCAAACACGAACCTGACAATCCTCTCTACCACAATCCGCCAAGATGCGGAAGGGCGGTATTGCCTGAATGACTGCCATAAGGCGTCAGGTGGCGACGCTACCAAGGCACCGGCCCAATGGTTGCGGAATGACCAGACTAAAGCATTGATAGGGGAATTGAGCGATGTGGAAATTTGCACATCGCCTGTTTCAACCAAAAAAGGTGGCACCAACCAAGGCACCTACGCCTGCAAGGAACTGGTCTACGCCTACGCAATGTGGATCAGTCCCGCTTTCCACCTCACCGTAATCCGCGCCTTTGATGCGTTGGTTACGGGGCAAATCCCGAACGCAGCCCCCAAACCCAAACGCATCCGCAAGCCATCCTTCGCTGTGACGTTTGACCGCTGCCTGCGGGTTGCCGCCCACCTGCCGAACGTGGACGAAAACCAGAAGGTTCTGATGGCGGCGCGGGGCACGTATAATCTCACCGGCGTCAACCCGCTTGAGGTGATGGGCTACGCTTCGCTACCCGCTCCAACGCAGGATAATTATCTGACCCCCACGGAGCTTGGGCTTCAGGTTGGCCTGTCAGCCGTTCGCGTCAATCGGATACTGGCAGAAGAGGCGCGGTTGCAGATTGCCATGCCGGGCTCCTCCTCTGGTAGCAAGTGGGCTATGACAGAACGCGGCCTTGCTTACGGGAAGATGTTCGACACAACCCGCAAGGGCGGCAGAGGTTCACAGCAGCAGCTTAAATGGAAGCCGTCTGTTGTTGAGTTCCTGCGCCCTTTTGCCGCGCCGTCAGCGTAAGTGCCGCAACGGCCAGCCGCCCTTTCGGGGGTGGCAACGCTGGCGTGAGAATGAGCCCGATGGAAATGGCTCTTGCGCTTGTAAACCTCAATCTCGCCATACCAGACGCTGCGGGGAAGCATCAGCTTGGCCTCAAGCGCCGCAATGAGGTTGTGCTCAAGGCCGGTCAGGCTATCGGCCAACTCTGGCATGATCTGAAACAGGAAGAACGGGGGGAGCGTAAAGCAATAGCTTGACAGACTCGGGTGGCAGAATAGAGAGTGAGTCCGGGTGTTCCAATAGATACCGTTTTCAGGTGAAAGGGCGGCTTTCGGGTCGCCCTTTTTCGTTGCGACTCACGCCGGTCATCGGTTACAGTCCCGCTTGGCGGTCACTGCGCCCTAGGAAGGGGAAAGCCGAGGCCCATCTCTCTCCCCTTCCTAGTCCTTTCTTCTGGTTGACATAGACCCCCGTGACGAAAGTTGCGGGGGTTTATTCTGTGCCAAGGGGTTGCCCGACTCGGTGATCACCCTTTAGCCCTTAGAGGGCAGACCTGTGCTGCTTTTGTGAGCCGGGGGAGAAGATCACAAGTCTTCTCCCCTATCTAACTGAGCAATCCCCCCGTAAGATACGTCACGTCAACCCTGACAATCTCGTTATCAAAAGGCAGCAGGTTTCCGCTGGTGATCTGGAAGCATGGGGATATCGCATACCCCATACCCGCCACCGCGCTCCATTTCTTCTGTGCTGTCATGTTGGTGGAACTGTTCCACATGGACTGATCCCATATTCCTGCGTCCCAAACGGAAGCACTGTCTATGGCGGGGCCAGCGGGCGCAGATGGAATGGTCAGAACGTAGTCATACATCATGGAGATGGACCATGACACGTCAGTGCTACCCCGCATCATCACGCTGGCATCTTTGGGCATCTTGGCCCCAAATGTTCCGCCCAGATCATGGAACAGAGGCGCATAGATGGCCGTGAATGGCGCACCCATGTCATAACCGGTCTGCCATGCGGCTGCCACCCGGCCTGATGTTGTGCCGAAGTATAACTGCCCGCTGGATACGGCCATGCATAGCGCGTCCCACCCCGTAAAGCGGGCCCATGCGCTGGTGTTCATGTTCACCACAAGCAGATATGCCTGATAGTTTTCGGCCTCTGGTATGGAGACAAGCACCATCTGCATTTCCGGCCAGACTTCAACCTGCCAGTTGCGCGTTGGGCGTTCTGACACATATTGCATCCATGCGTCCTGCACTGGATAGGATACAGCGCCAGGGGCCAGATTGGATGGGTTGCGTTCAACGGCCTGTGTGAGTGGGATCAGACCGGCATCTGTAGCAATAAGAAGATCCCCGCCATTGCGGATGAAGGCGCGCTTCCCACGCGGCTTATCAACGCGATACAGCCCAACCTTGCTCCATGATGAGGACAGGTTCGGGTCATACCCCTGATAGACAGCGACCTCCCCTTCATCCGTGACCATCACGCACTGCTCGGACAGCCCATTGCTACTGGAATTGTCGAGCGACCACGAGGACCCAAACAGGAGTGATCCGCCCCCCGTAAAGATGCCGCCCATAGGGAACGGTGTAGCCGTGCCAGAAACAGCCCCGGCACTGAGATACCAGACGTTAAGGGTTCCTGCCTGGACAAAATACAGCCGCGCCATATAGGCCCAGACATAGGTAAATGTTGACGGATGCAGCGTGCTGATTGAGGAGCCATCGGCCGGCGTAATACCGGGCCAATATGTGCTGCCATCCTCCGATGCGACTGCGCTTCCGCCTTCTGTGCCTGTTATGGTCTCATCGCTCTTGAAGGTAGCCGTGCTGGTCAACTGAACGTAAAGCTGCTGCCCCTGCTGGAAGAGAACTTTCCCGGTTGCGCCAGACGTTCCGCCCGTTACGGTTTCGCCATCCGTGAAAGCCTTGGTGACAGTGCCAAGCTGCACCAGTTCAATAGCGTATCCCGTCAGGGGCCACCAATGCGTGCCATCAAAAAGCTGAACGGGGTCAACACCATTGCATGCGACCAGAAACACGCCGCCATCTGTGGCAAACTGCACGTAGGACCATTCACCGCCAATCAGGCCCGTCACAGCAGCAACGGGAGCGCTTGGGCTTGATATATCCCAGATGGTGCCACCGATAGCCGCAAACAGCTTTACGATGCCGCCGCTATCGTATGTCATCAGGCTTGTGCAGTCCTGCGTGTCATCAGGTTGGCAATACAGTGCGCACCCCTGCCGGATACGGACGGTCTGGGGGGTAGGCCACCAGTTATCCAGCACGACTGCACCGGGCTTATTGCTGGTGTTGGCAATCAGGTTCTGGTTGCTGATCCAGCCTGAGGTTGGCGGTGGGAAGCTGACAACCTGCGCCTTGCGGCCTCTGCCACGAGACTGAACAGGCGTCCTCACCGGCGCAGACCCCAGATGCCAAGGCGGTTCATGCCCCGCCGGTTGCTGCGGATCGGCTTGCTCCCATGATCCTTGGCTGCAATCTGGGACAGGCGCGCCTCGTAATTCTGCATATCCTCGGCATAATCCAGACCCTCAGCTTGCTTCCATCGCCAGATCATCGCCAGCGTGAGAAGCTGCTCATCCAGCAGGAACGTGTCTGCATCTGCGGTAAAAAGTGGCTTGAGCGTACCATCCGCATCCTTCACCAGATTGCTTGAGATATACCAGAAGCACGGGTTTTCATTTGCGCGCGGCGTGGGGATCAGATGGAACTGGTCGCCATAAATGATCCAGTAGCCCGGAACAGTGGATGGCATGAAGCGCTGTAGCTGCGTCCATTCATCCAGATCAGCGCATTCCTGATAATTGATTGACCAGATGGAGGAATGCACATCGGCCTTGACCAGCATGCGCCCGTAATCATCTGGCAAGTCAAAGTCTGCCGTGCTGCCGTCCGTGGTCAGCGTGCAGAGGCTGGTCAGCGCCAGCCAGTCATGCTGCTGGGCTATATCCAGAACGGCTTCCGAGATAATGGCCTGCATCTTGATCTGGAACGGGTCACTCCCCGTAAACAGGCTGTTCTGGTCCTGCGCCAGCAAGCGCCGGGACGCCTGTTTGAAGCAGTCCAGAACAGTCATTGTCAGGCTTCCTCAGCCATGCGCAGGAGCGTTTCGCGGGACGGATTACCCATGGGCGTCTGGCCGGTGCGCTCCTTGATATAGGTCTTCAACTGCCGGTCATCCATGGCCGCGAATGCGCTGGCCTCGATCTTGTCTTCAATAGCTTCCTCAGCCACATGCACGGCAGTAGTCTTTTCAGACTGGAGTTTTTCAACCAGAGCGCGCAACTCTTCCAGTTCGGACCGCTCTGACCGGACACTGCTATGGTCAGCAATCCAAGCGCCTGCCATGCGCTTCAGTTCATTAGCAGCAACACCGAGCGCCTTGAGGTGGATGCCCTCAAGCGAATTTACGGCCTCGATGGAATAGATCTTCAGTGCCCGGCACAAGCTAAGCTGGGCCTGCGTGATCCCGTACGGCACCAGTTCCTGCAACGGCGTGCCTTCGCCGGTCTGGCTGTTGCCCAGTTTGAAGTTGCGATACTGTTCTGCGAACCGTTCCGCGTAGGTGATCGGCTGGCCGTTATGGACCTGCCAGATGCTATCGGCGGGAACGGTTGGGATATAGTTCTTCTCACCCGCAATGCGCATTTCGCACAGTTCGATGGTTTTCATCACCGGGCGCTTTTCACGGCGCGATGCCTCGATATCCTCAACAGTATCATAACGGAAATGAGGGGTAACGGCATAATCGGTCATTGGCCGGTCAACGCGGCTGATTGCAACGTCCATGGATTATCCTGCAAAAAAAGAATGGGGGAGCGGTCAAACTCCCCCGTATCGTCAGATGGCTGCGGCCTTGGCCCAGAAGGAGCCGCCAGCAGGGACTGCAAGGGGGGCCGTATAGGCCCCGCTATCAGATGCAGAGGCATTGCCATCATCATCAATGGCAATCTTCGCCCCTGCGGTCAGGGCTGCGGCTGACGTTGCCCAGACGCGCTTGTAGCCGCTGTCATCAAAGGACACGTCCCCATACTGCGGGGAAACGGTGCCGTTGATATCCAGCCATGAGCCATCAGCGGGAAGAACCGTATCAAGGCCGATACCAAGAGAGGGGTTGGTACGAAAAGACATGTCTCAGCCTCCTTATGCCGCTGCCGGGGTGGTATTAAACCGCCATGTATAGCGCGGATTGTTGAGAACCATCTCACCGTTCCAGACCAGATACTGCACAATGGCGTCCTGGTTGATCGGGCGGGCACCATCACCGTCAAACAGAGGCACCATATTCCGGCTGGGGTGGTAGCGGATTTCCAGTGCCTGACTGTCAATACCGTAAACGGTGTTTTCCGGCATGACCGTGCCAACGCCATTGGCGCAGAGCAGCTTCACCACACCGGCAGGGGTGCTGATGGAGAGAGCATCAAACCCAGATGTTGCGCTGCGGGCATCCGTAATGCGCTGGATTGCCATCAAAGCGCGGTTGTAGGTCAGGTAACTCTTGGTATCGCAGATGATCAGATCGGCATACCGGTTGCCCTTACTCCGGTTGGCGATGATGGTCTGCAACATCGGGATGCACGTTGTCACATCAAACGTCGTGCCGATATCGGGGAAGTCCGTGGTCGCCGTGTAGTAGGACGTACGCCACATCGCTTCCTGAGAACGGTCAATGCCGCCATACACCCCAACATTCGGCACAATCGGGATAGCGCCACCAAAGCCGATCATTTCACGACCGCCAGCGCCAGTCCCGTCACCGTGGATGGCTTCTTCCATGACGTTCTGCATGGAGCTTTCTGCGTTCTCCATGTAGGTATCAAGAAGGTCAATGATCTTGCCGCGCCCCTCATTCGCCAGAAGCTCCGTCCCGGTCAGGGAAAAACCGACAGCAACGTTCTTCGGCGTGAAAACGGCGCTGTTGATCAGTTCCTTTGGCGTATTGGATAGCTTGTCATACCCAGTGAACCACTGACCATCCATCTTGTCGATCATCAGCGGGACGCGAATATCTGCCCCTTCATAGGTCTTGAAACGGTCATTTTCGCGCAGTATCCGCAAAACAGGATTACTGTTGAAAACAAGGTCCTGAATTGCCCGCGAGCGGTCTTCCATGGCAGTCGTCAGAACCTGACGAAGCCGAACATTTGAAACGATTGCCATTCCGGCAAATCCTCACCTTACGAAGCGGACGCCTTATCCAGTGCAGCGCTCAACGCTTCTCGCCGTGACATTTTACCCCTACGCACCGGGTTTGTGGATTGTCCGGAAGAAGGAGCGCCTGAGATTTGAGATTTGCCCGCACGCGGATTGGCAGTCTGGGCAGTTGTCTGCGCCGGAGTAGCTTGGCTGGTGGATGATGCAGAGCGCGGGCTTAACCGCTCAGCCATATCATATGCCGCTTCAAGCCGGTCATACGGCGCGAGATTGTCTGGTATCATACCAGAATTCAGGCATCGCACAACAGTTTCCTGCAATTCCGCAAATCTTGGGTGCTTTTCTGCAAATGGAGCAATCACCTCAGCATTCACGCGTGCGGCCTGTTCCTGCGCTAACTGCGCCTGCAATTGCTGCTCACGCGGCGTTAGCTGTGGCTGCTGCGGCTGTGCCTGCTGGCGAGGCATCAGCATCTGTGCCTGATATTGCGGGCTGTTTTCCTGAACAATCTGCGCATATTGCTGCGGCGTCAGCTTGACGGTTTTCAGAATTTCCGCAACGGCCTGCACCGGGTTCTGTTTAAGTAGCGCATCAAGGCTGGTGAAAACTTCCAGAGCCTGAGACAACTTCACACCGTTCCGCTCGGCATAGTCCTCAAAGATTTTCAGCCCCGCGCGATACTGTTCGTTTTCCTGCGCACGCTGGCTCAGTTCATCGTAGTCACGCTCAAGACGGATCACCTCTGACTTGACGGAATTTGGTGTATTGATCCACGTCTCTTTGGCTTTTGTTAGGAAGCGTTTGGGCGGCTCACGGAAGCGCTCTTTGTCCTCCGGCTTGTCGGCTGGCTTCTCTTCAGGCTTTCCGCTATCTGAACCCGGCTTTTCAGCTTCTGGTCCCGCGCTGCCATCTTTGGCGCCGCCCTTTTCGTCATGCTCAGGCTTGACGGCTTCTTCTGGTTTTTCCTTATCTGGTTGAGGATTTTCCTCTTTCTCCAGCTTTTCAGCAGCAGCCTTGATGGTTTCTCGGCGCGATTTCGGAGCCACCGGCTTTTCAGGCTCTGGCTTAGGCTTTTCTTCCTCATGCCGTTGGCCCTCTGGCTCGTCTGCGCCGGCCCCAATGGCTGTTGATGTGGCATCGTCCTCAAGCACGGTTGAGGGCGTATCAGTGCCGATATCAGAAAGAGTATCACTCATGCCTGCATTCCTTCCCCGCGCTCTACGGCGGCAAGTGCCTTGTCAACAGCATCGCGGGCCGCCGTACGGTCCCTGACGACACCACCATTTTTCTGGATATGTGGCTTTTGCTCATTGCCTACCTCGACATACTCAACCCCTTGTGGGTTTCCGTCTGCCCGATATGTGCGCCGCAAAGCCTGCTTGGATGTGTAAAACTTGCCATCCGCCTGGCTCTGCATCGGTTCAATCGTGTCCGTGATGAGCATCGGGCATGGCAGATTGGAACGGTTCAGATTTGGAGAAAGGACACGGCGGTATGTTTTCCTGCCTCGCCCATCATCAAACCATGCGTATTCTGGTGCGCTTTCCTGCATGTGCGGTAATATAGTACCGTTGGTGCAGGAAAGTACAGATTATTTTCAGACGCGGAGCCGTCAGCCCCGCTCCGTGTCTCTGTCATGTGTTTTCCGAATTTTGTAGAAAAAAATGCTCGAAAGCGGTTAGGCTTTACCAAGCCGACCCATTGCTCACGCGATGCCATGAGTTAGTAGCAACACAGGTGTAACTGTACGTTGCGTCAGTCATAATTTGACCCGGCGTGCAGGCTGCCGTGCTGCTGGCAGGCGTGCCGAACGGTATTTGCATTATTTGTCCGGTGGTAACAAGACCCGCCACGTGAAGCGTAACCCCATTGCCGTTGGATGCACCCAACTGGAAATCGTTGGGCGATGTGGCATTTTCAAATATATTTCCATTATTTGATGGTGCCGCAAAAATCACCTGGCCACCCGGTAGGGTTGTTAGTCCGTTTGCTGTTACTGCACCACTGATGTTTAAATTTGCTTTTGCACCACTGGACGTGAACATAGTTACTGTATCACCACTGGACCCATAAATACAAACCCACCCATTAGATGTGTCCGTTGGCTGGAAACAAGATGATTTCCCGCCGGTTATTGACATATCATTAGGGAACTTCACGCTCCCATCTGACTTCACGCATATACCGATGGATGGATTCCAAGTCCCGCCCGCTCCACCGGCCAAGGCAATCCCCCCCACACCACACTGGGGATTTAAT